TAACTCGATTGTTCCTGATGTAATACGTTTTACCAAGTCACCATAGAAAATGTTAGTGGCATAACCACTTGCAATTTCCATGTTGCGGGTTGCACCCGCGAATACCTGTCCACCTATTAGGTTTACAGGTTTTAGCCCGTAGGGGGCGTCTACCGTGGGATAAGCCATAAAGACTCCTTAAAAATTATGTACCTTTACCAAAAGAAACCGTGGACTTACGTTCTTTAAACATAGGCATCCTCGGGTCGCTCTCTCGCATGAAAGTATTGTCTACAGCGTTCATCTCAGCTTCCGCTTTTTGGCGGTAGTGAGCGTCACGTTGTTCTGTAAACTCTACTGGGGTTTTGCAAAGTAATAAACCACCGACCTCAACGCTGTCTGGAAACTTACCGTTGGTAGTACCAAACAAGCGGATTTCAGGATGGTCAGAAGCTTTAACAGGTTCCCAGCCTTCACGCAGTTTTGAAGAGATGTTCGTATCATCTGGTTTGTTCAATGTACTAATACGAATCCAACGGAAAGCAAACCCTGGCTCTGGATGAGGATCAGGCAAAAGCTGTGGTGGCGTCCAACTTTTTGGACGGGCAACAGCCTCTCGGCTTTCAGTTTCACGTTTAGCACGGACTTGAGTTTCAGACATATCATTCACCTTTTCTTAATTCTGCAATTTTTTGAGCCATCAGTTCGTGGGATACGCCGAACTTTTTAGCCATCGTTACCTGAAATGGAGAGAGCCGGATCTTGGAAGATGAGGTGCTCCTTGTAGCTGGCGCGACGACATTCGATTTTTGACGAGGAGCGGAACTCTGTCGAGCTTCCGGTTCGTTGTTGTCCAGACCGAAGTTCTCTGGAAACACTTGGCGAATTCTTGAATTAATTCTTTCGTAGTATTCGTCAGTGTTGGGATCTATACCATTCTTAATGAGCTTAGTATGTAAGCCCAGAGCAAAGCTGGTCATCTCATCATCACTGCCAAACCAAGAATTCTCAGCCTGCCATCTAGCAGCCTTTGGGTCTGCTTGTGGTTGGCGAGGGACTTCCCTAGGTGCGATTTTTACTTCATTTTGTTCATCTTGTAAAGCAGGTTTGAAATTATTTACACGATCCATCTTAATTTTGGCCGATGTTAATAACTCCTGAGCATCAACTAAGGCATCAGAATCACCTGATTCATAAGCTAATTTGTAGCGTCTTTTGGCATCATCTACCTCATTGGACACAACTTTCTTAGCTTGCTCCAGTAGAGCGGTTTGGCCTACATTCAATGAACCTTTGAGTTTTTTATTCTCTTCTGCTATTGATTGGGCAAAAGCTAAAGCCTCTTCTTTTTCCCTAGCAGCCTCTTCCGCTCGGCGGCGCTCATTGTGAAAACCAGTCTGAAGGTCAGCTATGCGCTTTTTAACCTTTTCATCGTATTTTTCAATCTCATCTACTTCTTTGGTTTCTTTTTTATCAGCAGATTCAATTTCTACATCAACACCGCCATCTTCAACGGCAGGTTCTTTTATCTCTTGTTCAGATAACTTTATATCTTCATTCTCTAATTCAGGCATAAATTACTCCTTAATAGTTAGGCCGCTGAATACCACGGGGATCCTGGACTACCGCCTCAACGCTGTCGTCGTTGATAAGTCGCCACTCGGTTCCGTGTATTTTCATTCGCGTCCCAGTATTAGGTCGCGTAATGATGAAGTCTCCAACATTGCATGAAGCCCCAGAAGGAAATCGCTTTTCGTCTTTAAATGCATCTGGGCCAATTTTGGCCACAAACAAGACGGGAGAAAGCAATTCTTCATGGTGCATTGCTGTTGCAGATTTAAGGATGCCAGTTTCGCTAAATTCTTCCTCTGCTTTAGGAAGCATACAAAGTATGTGGTAAGTAGCGGGATCTGGAACCTGTCTCGCTTTCTCTATCGGTTCTTTGTCTAAAATATTTGATAGATCAACGGCAGACACATCAAATTCACTCATCGTCATCGTCCTTAATTTTTCTTAAAAGGTCATTTATCTCATACTGTGCGGTTTGTAGACCCTTAATTACTCCGCACATTCCTTTGTATTCAGCAAAGTCTTTAACCGTGCCATCACATAAGAATCTATTTAAATCCTGAATTCGTTCATTGATTTTTTGGTTCAAAACATCAAATATCTTCAGTTCCATAGCAGTTCTCCACCCTTATTTTCTTGTCATTTTGGTAATGACATCAGCTTTAATCTTCTGTTCAGTCTGTTTTTGCTGAGATTGAAGTCTCATAGCCTCTCTTTGGCTCTCTGCTTGGATTCTTTGTGCGTCAATTTGCAATCTAGCCTGAGCTAAAGCCATATCTGCCTGATCTTTTGCAGTTTTACGCTTAACTTCTTCGGCTTTAAGCTGCAATTCAGCCTGTTGCATCTGAATAAGCGGGTCTTGAGCCTGTTGTTGAGCCTGTTTCTGCTGTGCTTCTGCCGTATTTTTCTGTAAAAGCTGGGCACTTGCCTCTGCAATGAGTTTTGATAGCTGAACTTCCACATCTTCTGGCAGTTTTTCGTTTGGAGGAGGAAGCGGAACGCCCATTTGCTCCTCAATTTTACGTCTGTACAAGAATCCAAGGTGTTCTGCAATGTGAGCCTGAACAGCAGACATCATTTGCTGAGCCATTGGGTTCTGTCCCATCGTCGCCGCGATCATTGGGTCTTGCATGAACGTTGTATGAACCGCAATGTGAGCATCTTGATCCTGATAAATGAACGCTTTAGTAGGCTCTCCTTTTAAAAACGCCATATTCTCAGAGATAGGATCTCTTGGCTCTTCATCATCTGTCGTCGGGACTAGCTTCTCACCATTTTTAACACCTAAAACCTCAATCATCTGCCTATGTAAATTAGGTAAGTTATAGATCTGAGGAGCCTGCTGTGCCATCTGCATCACAGCTTGATACTGCATGATCCTTTGCGCCATCGTCGAGCTATTAGGATCAGAGACAGGAATGACATCCACCATGTCATAGTCTTCCTGCTTAGCCATCCTCGTGCCAGAAGTAGGTTCGTACTCATACTCTGTTGGGGCGTAATCTCTGATGATCGCTTTTAGGATCTTGAACTCTTGCTTCATAGAGTAGTGAACCCGTGCCTGCACCGCAGACATCGTTTTCAACTGTCTCTCAAGCAAAGCTAAAGTAGTTCCCACTGGCGCGTTAGCACTCATATCACTGACATTCATATCAGCAATAGAGCCTAAACGTCTGCCCTCATCCGTGACTTTATCTAATAAGGCGGCCAAGACTTGTGACGGTTCCTTATAGGGAAGCATCATAATGTTGTCTTTGATAGACCCACTCGGTACGTCTACATCTCTAAACTCTCCTGGAGCTATAGGAGTGTCATCTCCTTTAACTCTTAGCCCACGAGACTTCATGCCTCCTGGAAGATTACTCAGTGTGCCAGCGTCAATGAGCTGTCTAATAATAGATGTACCGGCCCTTGCATAACCACCAATAAGATGTATGAAGCCAAAGCCATAAGCACCAAAGCCAGGTACATAGTCATACTGGACAAAGTGCTGACGCTTAAGACGCTTCTTATCCGACTCATTCCAGTTCCTGTAAATAGATAAAATCTTATTAGTTCCAACGTCAATCGTGATGATGTAAGGTAAAGCAATACCATCTTCATCTTCATAGCCCGGTAAGTCATAGTCAACTTGAATTTCATAAATCTGATAGCGGTCGTCATCGGTTACTGAGTACCCCTGCTCATCCGCTTTTTTCTTTTCTACGTCTGTATGTAGATTACTAGGCTCTCCAAGATCTATATCAACGTAGAAGCCAGCCACCTGTAATTTTTTAAGTTCATTCTTAGACTTACGCATGATGTGCGTAACTCTCTCAGCCGTTCTAGAGTTACTAGAGCCGTAGGGAATAATCACATCTTCGGCAGGAACATAGACAGCAGTCTGTCTTCCAAGAGAGGGGTCGTAGTAAACTTTCTTAAAAGCTGAGCCAGCAAGTCCTAAGTTAAACAACATGCGCTCATGTTCAGGTCTGTACTCAGGCATCTCTTCGGTCAACTTATAATTCATGTCCTCTTGGACGCGAGCTGCCGCCTCAGTTTTAAGGCGGTCAATTGCACCGATAATCTCTGTCTTGACCGGGCCAGCCGCAGGGAACGTTTCAATGATAGTTTCACTTTGGAAACGAACAGCCGCCTCGGTGAGTATGGTTGAGAATACGCCACAAGCGCCGCTCCAAGGCTCAGTCCTCTCCTCATACTTCATCCCCAAAACATCTAAACCTTTGACATACATATCCACCCAGTCTTTTCTGGATGTCACATCACTAGAGACTTCCTCAACTAGATCAGAACCAATAGTTGCCAGTACGCTGTCATCTATAAACTCAGCTAAGTTATCGTCAAAATTATCCCCTCCTTCAGCCGGAGGAGTCAGATCAATCTCAATCCCGCCAATTTCAATTTTCATAGATTCAGGATTTTCAACCTCAATCTCAATATCTGGCTCCAGTGATTCAATACCCTGTGGCATTTCGTATAAAGATTTTTCCATGAGATCCTCAATAGTAAACATGCTTTCTTCTAAAGCCGATTAGATCCTCGCGCTCGTCTGTATCAAGCCGCAAAAACCCACCCTGTCTGAAACGAATCAATCCTTGAACACAAGCATCCACCAAGTCATCATGCTCAGCATTCGGAAAAGCCGCCATCTGCTCAACCACCTCATGCGCCCATCTCGTATCAGGTGCCCATACTTTACCCGACTTGAACAAATCAGTCACAGAATTTAAACGCACAAACTTATCATTCCCCCTTGTCGGGGTGTATTCACTCACCACAATCCCCATCTTCCTCAACTCAAATATCAAAGGCGCACCAGCCGCTTTAGCCTCAACCACAAAAGCATCCGGCTCCCAATCCTTGTAATGATTAAATGCTTTCTCCTTCAACTCAGGAAACTCCATCCTCTTTTGAAAAGCATCCAACAAAATAATATTTATATCCTCTGGGTTATCCTCCAAGTGAAACACCCCCAAAGTTATACAGGCCGAATAGTCTGATCTCTCATTCTTTGTAAAAGCAGTATCCCAACTCTGAATAATAAACTCACATTTCGGAGGATCATCCTCTTCCCAGACCTTCCACCACTCCCTCTTTACTAAAGCACCCTCTTCGCCCGTAGGAGTTTGTTGATACTGAGCATTCCACTTACTTAAAGGCAACTCCTCCCTTAAAGCAGATAACTCATCTAAACTCCAAAACTCAGGCCACAAAGGATTACCACTGGGCATGATCGCAGGCAACTCTATCAACTCCCACTCCTCGCCCTTATCCCTGCTGATTGCATCTTTGATAATTCTTCCCGTCAAGTCTTTCTCGCCCCAACGGGTCATCACAATCACAATCGTCCCCCCAGGCTGCAATCGCTGGCGCGGCCCAGATGTATACCACTCATACACCTTATCAAACACAGATGGATCACCTTGAGCTAGAGTAGCCTCCTGCTCAGAATGAGGATCATCAATAATCAAAAGATCAGCACCCTTACCAGTAACCGTTCCCCCCACACCAATCGCAAAGTATTCTCCTCCCCCGTTAGTCGCCCACCTACCTGCTGCTTTACTGTCCTGCCTAAGTGCTACATTGGGAAAAATCTTAGCATACTGCTCACTGTTAACTAAGTTCCTAACCTTCCTGCCAAATCCAACCGCCAGATCAGCCGTGTTAGAACACTGAATCACCTTCTTATGCGGGTTCTTTCCCAAAAACCAAGACGGTAAAAGATAAGAAGCAAACTCACTCTTTGTATGCCGAGGAGCCATATTGATAATCAACCTCTTAATCTTCCCACTCGCTATATCCTCAAACTTCCTCGCTATCAAAGAATGATGCCTGCCAGCCACAAACCCAGGCCACATTGTCTTCGTATACTCCATAAAAGAAACATGACACTTCTCCCTCTCCAGAGCATTCTTCCACTCATCTACCTCATTTAATATCAACTCCTGCTCATTCTCAGGAAGCGTTTCTATAAACTTTTCTAAGCTATTCATCAGGGTTTATACCTATGGGTGTTGCAACGTTGCAACCTTTTTGAGTGAATTGTATACTTTCATTCTAACGTCCTGAAGTTAATGTATACCGGTCTTATAGTCCTTCCCCTGCCAGTCTGCTTCTTCAAAACACCTAACTCACACAACCTGTTCACAATCTTCATCGTGTTAGGTAAAGAAGATTTTCCCCGCTGGTAAGCTATATCTCTAAGAGAAGGACTATATCCAAACTCCTTCCACCACTCATCGACAATCAAAAAAACCTCTCTCTGAACCTTCGTCATATCCTTCTCCCAGCACTCCTCAAAAGTCGGTAACCTCCTAGGAGCCACCATTTTCCGATTTATATACACCTCCCCCCATTTCATTTTCCATCTCCTAAGGGGGGGTCTTCTCTAAACGCATGCACACCCAAATCCCTTATATTTTTTTCAGGGGTGGGGTCTGAATCTTCAAACGGTTCTGCAATATTTTGAGATTGTTCTACATAATTTTGGGATTGTTTGAGTGGAATAGTATGTATATATGCAGGGGTGTCTAGCTGCGTATCCAGGGGGGTGGGGGCTGGGTGGGGGTCGCCCTCCGCCACTTCGTCAACGGGTGCGGCTAGCTCCATCAATAGCGAATCCGCGTCGATCACTGTCGCATCGGTCGCGTTCGCTTTCATCATGTCGCGAAGCTTCGCCAGTAGCTTAGTCTTCGCGTCTTCCGACGATCGGATTATTCGCGTTTCTTTCCGTTCAGTGAACGCCGCTACTTCGGTGACAGTGCCCAAAGTCTTTGCCGCCGCGATCTTTACCGCGTCTTTCGTTTCGGGGTCGATCATGGTCTGGACTAAAGTTTGAATGACCAAAGCTCTCAAGCCCGCAGGACTTTGATATTCCGCCGCCCTAATAGCCCCCTCCATCGCTTGAATAGTCGCGTTTATATCAGGGCGCTTGCGGAGCTTGTGAGCATCGTTTGCAATTGTCTTCGGCTTTGCTTTGGTTTTGTATGCTTCGCGGTAAGCATCCGCGCCAGTCTTTCCCATCGCGACCCCTTTACAGAATTGTTTTTGTTTAGACGTTAACGCCTTACTGGAAACACCAAGGATTGTATTCATTGGGATTTGTTCCAGTCCTTCGCGTATTTGTGCTCTAGATAGTTTCATGTCTACATTGTAGGGTAACAAGTGGAAAAACTGCAAGGCTTCGCCTTTTACCCCCGCCGCAGCAATACTGTATTTAAACCCAGGCTGGATAAACGATCAGTTGCTGCCTAGGGTT